ATTCTAATTTCGTCAGCGTTATTATTAAACCCGTTAGAGTCACTTATTCCGATTATACTAGGGTTAAACTGGTGACCCGTGTAAATTTCCCCTTGAATCTGTTTGTTAAGGTTAATATAGCGCTCGTCTTGTCCGTTTGCTGGTAATGCTGTAACCTCTACCCCGCTATCCTTATCCTCATTAAATGATAATATAGGTTCGCCCCCATTGTCTGAACCGTGTTTAGTTTGTTTCCAACGTCTTTCTATTTCCCCTTTTTGTGTTTCGTCTGGGTCGCCATTGTAAAAATTAACTAAATACGAACCGCTAAACCCGTTCTTAACATTGTTTAAAGTGAAATTACTTATCTCGTAATCCGCTTCTATGTAAGGAACTGCTCCAATATAATCGGGTAATGGGTACTCTTGTAGGTCTGGTCTATATTCTTTATAATAAACAATGTAACGTTTATTACTATCTATGTCTTCTTTATCCCAAGTAAACGGGTGTAACTCTTCAAAGTCCTCATTATCTTGTGGGTTTCTATTACTCCAATCACTTGTGTAACCGTATTTTAATGGTGACTTATTACCCTCTTTATCTGTTACCGTTTTAAACTGTCTAACCTTACTAAAGTCAATATGCGATAAAGTAATATTTTCGGAGTCGTTAGACGTGATTATCTCACACGCAAAGCCACCAAACACCGTTATGTCTAGTGATAAATCTCTAGTAATTTTA